GCAGGTGATAGCGCCCTGGCCTGCGCCCTGTGCGAGGAGCCGATCCCCAAGGCTCGCCGGCAGGCGCTGCCGGGTGTTCAAACCTGTGTCCCGTGCCAGGAAGACCTGGAACGGGCGCTGAAACAGGAAATGCGATGACGATGCAGATCGAACTGTGGGCGCTGCTGACTTTCCTGGTCGGCTTGCTCATTACTTTCCTGGGCGGCATCTTTGGCTTTGCCAAGGTGCTCGGCGGCCAGATCGACAAGCGCCTGGACGAGAAATTCGCCGCCCAGGAGCACGCTCGTGAGGCCGGCGCCAAGGCACTGCGGGACGCCATCGACGCCTATACGGTCGAAGGCAAGCGCACCGCCGATCAACTCAAGGCCCTGGAACGCGACTTTCTCAAGTGGCAGGCCGAATTGCCGGTCCATTACGTGCGCCGCGATGACTACATCCGCGGCCAGTCCGTTATCGAGGCCAAGCTCGATGCCCTCTACAACAAGCTCGAAGTGGTGCAACTGAAGGGAGCCACCCATGGTTGATATGGCCAAGATCCGGCGCGAAGACATCCGCTGGCAGATCCTCTTAACGCTCAACAACGCCCGGCCCATCGGCGCCTGGGAGGAGACGGTCCTGGCCGTGATCCAGAGCACCTATCCGGACGCCTCGCCGCTGGAACTGCGCCGCGAACTGGACTACCTGCGCGACCGGGATCTGATCACCCTGAAGCATGAACCCGCCGGCCGCTGGTTCGCCGATCTGACCCGCTTCGGCACCGACGTGGCGGAATACACCATCGACTGCGATCCCGGCATCGCCCGCCCGAAGAAGTACTGGTAAGCCATGGCCAAGCGCTCCAAGATCGAAGGGCTGCCCACAGCGGTCAAGGAATGGCTCGACGCCGCCCTGGTCGAGGGGAACTTTAGCGGCTACGAGCAGCTGGAGGCCGAGCTGAAGCAGCGCGGCTTCGACATCGGCAAGAGCAGCATCCACCGCTACGGCTCCCAGTTCGAGCAGCGCCTGGCCACCCTCAAGATGGCCAGCCAGCAGGCCAAGGCCATCGTCGAGGCGGCCCCGGATGAAGAGGGCGCGGTCTCCGAGGCGTTGATGCGCCTCGTCCAGGAAAAGCTCTTCCAGGTGATGCTCGACTTCCAGGTCGATCCCGACAAGCCGCTCAACATCGCCAGCGCCGCCAAGGCCATCGCCGAGCTGTCCCGCGCCACGGTCGGCCAGAAAAAGTGGCTGGCCGAGTTCCGGGAGAAAGCCCGGAACGCGGCCGAGGCGGTTACCCAGGTCGCCAAGAAGGGCGGCCTCAGCGCCGAGGCCGTCGATACCATCCGCCGGGAAATTCTTGGGATTGCGTCATGAGCGATCCGAGAAACGGCAGGCTAAAGAAGATCGGTGAGGCCATCGGATTCACCGCCCTGGTCGCCGCCGCGACCATCCTCGAACTCAACGGGCATCCGACTACCGGTCTTTGGGTTCTGATCGTGATCTGGGCGATTACCCTGTGACTGCTCCGGCCGTCCTCCTCCCATACCAGCAGGACTGGATCGCCGACCAGGCCCCCGTCAAGGTTTGCGAGAAGTCGCGGCGGGTCGGCCTGTCCTGGGCCGAGGCGGCCGATGCCGCCCTGACCGGCGCCGCCGACCGCAGCGCCGGCGGCGATGACACCTGGTACATCGGCTACAACCAGGACATGGCCAAGGAGTTCGTCCGCGATGTCGGCTTCTGGGCCAGGCACTACCAGCTCGCCGCCGGCGAGATGGAAGAGGAAGTCATCAAGGATGAAGACAAGGACATCCTGACCTTCGTCATCAAGTTCGCCAGCGGCTATCGCGTCACTGCGCTGTCCAGCCGCCCGTCCAACCTGCGCGGCAAGCAGGGCCGCGTCGTGATCGACGAGGCCGCCTTCCACGACGATCTGCAGGGCCTGATCAAGGCCGCCATGGCGCTGCTCATGTGGGGCGGCAAGGTCCGCATCGTCAGCACCCACGACGGCGACGGCAACCCGTTCAACGAGTTGGTGCTCGACTGCCGGGCCAAGAAGGTGCCCTACAGCCTGCACCGCATCGAATTCAAGGCGGCCGTCGCCCAGGGCCTCTTCCGGCGCATCTGCCTTGCCACCGGCCGGGCATGGACAGCCGCGGCCGAGGCGGCCTGGGTGGCCGAGATGTACGCCTTCTACGGCGACCACGCGGCCGAGGAACTGGACGTGATCCCCAGTTCCGGCAGCGGCGCCTACCTGACCCGCGCCCAGATCGAGGCGTGCATGGCGGAAGCGATTCCGGTGCTGCGCCTGGCGCTGCCCGATGGCTTCTCCCTGCTGGCCGCCCATCTGCGCGAGGCCGAGGTGCAGGACTGGTGCGAGCAGCAGCTTTTACCGCTCCTCTCGGCGCTCGACCCGACGCAAGCGCATTTCTTCGGCGAGGATTTCGCGCGATCCGGCGACTTGACCGCCATCTGGCCGCTCGCCCAGAGCCAGATCCTCGACCTGGTCACCCCGTTCGTCGTCGAGCTGCGCAACGTGCCCTTCGAGCAGCAGAAGCAGATCCTCTTCTACCTGGTCGCCCGCCTGCCGCGCTTTCGCGCCGGCGCCATGGACGCCCGGGGCAACGGCCAGTACCTGGCCGAAGTCGCCGCGCAGAAATTCGGCGCCAGCCGCATCGCGCAAGTCATGCTGTCCACCGAGTGGTATCGCGAGCACATGCCGCCGTTCAAGGCCGCCATCGAGGACAAGACCTTAACGCTGCCCAGGGATGCCGACATCCTCGCCGACCTGCGCGCCATCCGCATGGAGAAGGGCGTGGCCAAGGTGCCCGACAACGCCCGGGTGCGCGGCAGCGACGGCCGCGACCGCCACGGCGACACCGCCATCGCCCTGGTAATGGCCACCTATGCCGTGTTCCAGATGGAACCGGCCCCCATCGAGTTCAAGGCTCTGGGCCGCATCCGCCAGGGCGCCCGGCTCGCCGACTACCTGGAGTAAGCCATGAGCGCCATCGTTGACCAGAACGGCCAACCCTTCAAAGGCGAGATCGCCACCGTCGCCAAGGACATCACCTATGTTCCCTACCTCAACACCCTGCGCACGCATGATGACACGCTGCTGACGCGCGGCAACGAGAAAAGCTACAAGATTTACGACGAGATCGAGCGCGATTGCCACGCCTACGGGTTGTTGCAGAAGCGCAAGCTGGCGGTGGTCGCTCGGCCGTGGCAGGTCGATCCCGCATCGGATGACGCGGCGGACGTCAGGGCAGCCGACATGGTGCGCCAGCAGCTCATCAACCTGGGCGTGCCGGATGCCAACGATCCTGGCGAACAGGTGACGGTGGCCAGCAACTTCGACCTGGTCTGCTACAACCTGCTCGACGCCATCCTCAAGGGTTTCGCGGTCGGCGAAATCATGTGGGCCACCGATGGCCGCGAAATCGTCGTGCGCGAAGTACGCCCGCGCGATCAGCGCCGTTTCACCTTCGACACCGACTTCAAGCTGCGCCTGAAAACGTGGGAGCAGATCATCACCGGCGAGGCCGTGCCACCGCGTAAATTCATCGTGCACAGCTTCGGCGCCAAGGACGGCAGCCCGTTCGGTCATGGCGTCGGCTCGCGCCTGTTCTGGCCGGCCTTCTTCAAGCGCCAGGACATGACCTTCTGGCTGACCTACCTGGACAAGTTCGGTAGCCCCACCGCCATCGGCAAGTATCCCAACGGCACGCCGCCCGATGACCAGGACAAACTGCTCGCCGCCCTGGCGGCCATCGCCCAGGACGCCGGGGTGACAATCCCGGACGGCATGATCATCGAACTCCTGGAGGCGCAGCGCGGCGGCACCGTCAGCTATGAGCAATTCGCCCGTTACATGGACGAGGAGATGACTTTTGCCGTGCTCGGCGAATCGCCGACCTCGAAGGGCAGCGGCGGGGCGCTCGCCTCGGCGGCCACCGCCCGCGGCTTCCGCTTCGGTTGCGCAGACCAGGACCAGCGGTCACGTCGCCTTGGCGTGCAGGCGTCGACGCGCCCGTCGTTCGTGAGAAGTGAGCGCCGGCTTGGATGACACGCCAAGCGTGTTGTCGCGCTCAGCGACCGTGGAAGGGTAGCTGCTGGTCGGTGCCG